GGTTTGGCGCATTGAGCAAATTTGCATCCAAGATACCATTATTAGGTGGCCTTATTAGCGCGGGGCTACTTGCTAACGTGTTAATGGGTGATGGCTCTAAAGATGATAAAATAAAAGGAGTCTCTGGTATATTAGGTGGTATTAGTGGAGCAGGCCTGGGCGCTTTGGTTGGTTCCCTGGTTGCACCTGGTATTGGAACTATTGCAGGTGCAGTCATAGGCGGATTAAGCGGCGACCTGCTTGCTACTAGTCTTGCTGAGTGGTTATTGGGTGGAAAATCTGACACATTAAAATCGGCAGTACAAACGCATGAGCTAGCAGCTGCGTCTAATGTAAGAATGGATCCATCATCTGATCCAAGATCAACTACATATAAACCACCAGTCAAACCAGTGCCACAAAATGCTGCAGTTATCGGTAATTTAAATGCTCAGGGTGCTGAGGCTGCAGCGTTGCGTAGCCGAGGGATGGGCAATGGGGCGCCAATCGTAATTCAGGATAATAGCGTACGATCAAGCAGCAATAATAGTGCCCTTGCATTACCACCACTGTCGTCTGTAGATACCAGGTATAATGTATCTGGTTTCATCAGATAACTAAAAAGGGTCCCGAAGGACCCTTTTCTGTAAGTGCTAACTCATCAATCGTCTTGTGCCAGTTTGGCAAAATAACTCATAGTATCTTCGTCGTCACCCACATCAACTGCATCAACCGGTTGCTTAAATGTTGGGGCAGGAGCTGGTTGATTCATCATACGTTCTTGCTGCATTGAAGGCGAACCTGATTCAGCAACCATGCCTAATACTCGTTGCAATTTAGATTGCAGCTCAGAGTATGATTTATAGTTCGCTGGGTCCAAGAACTCTTGCAGAGAATGCATTTTACCATAGATAGCTTCAAGCTTAGAATCATCATCTGACAATGGGGCAGATGATGAGAATTCTGACTTGTCGTAGTTACGGTAACCTTCAACTTGGCGAATCTTCAATTTGAAGTCAGCACCTTCCCAGAAGTCAAAAGGATTTACGGCCTTTTCATCCTGGAATGCAGGTTGCATTACGTCCATAATCTTATCAAAGATCTTTTTACCAAACTTAAAGAGCACCACTTTGCCCTCATTCTCTGGATTGCTGGGGTCACTTACAACATAAGCATTTACCAAATAATGGAGCCGGCGCTTTTGAGTGCGAGCAAGATCTTTGTCTGATTCAGTACCAGAGTTCCATAATTTAGAGTTTAGCTCGCCAACCGGATCAAGTTGACCGATTGATGTAAGACTATTCTCAATATACCATTGGCCTGTTGGGCCTTTGAAACCATGATCCCAGTAACGAACCCAAGGCAAATCTGCACCTTCTGCAGGAGGCAAGAAACGAAGTACTGCATACCCATTACCTGCCTTGTCAACAGTTGGTTTCCAGATCCGTTCATCACCGTATGATTTTTTCTCACCGCCTGATCCACCACCGACTTGCTCGGCAGCATTGATAAGTTTAGAGATGTTGTCGCGATTGCGTTTTAGATTTTCAAATGACATTGTATTTTTCCTTTGTATAAACTGAAGTGTAAATTGAAATATAATTATACCACATTTTTTAGATGTTGTACACTATTATATATCGTCAAACGGAAGTGTATTTTGCTTGGGTAAATAATTTAATTCCCTTGCTTCCACTTCCAGCTTATCACGGATAGTTGTAGAGATATATTTCTTTATTTCCTCGATGTCAATAAAGTTCTTCTCACAAATACCAATGATAGCATCCATATAGGATAACCTGTCATTAATGACGGTTTCCTCAATAAGTTTCGAAAATTTCTGTTTGTTTAAAAATTGACTTTCAATTGTCATAACATACCTTATTCATTTTATTTACCTAGGGCCCTTAAGAGGACCGTGTCTATGTTCAGTCTGCCATTTGGCTGTGTAGTTTTAGTGCTAAGCTTAGACCATTCAGTAGAGACCATTTTGGGAGGTTTAGTTAATACCAATTGAAGGAACTCTTCAGGTTTCCGAAGCCTGACTGTCCTACTTAGACCAACATCAAAGTTCTTAATGGATGTGCCAGAGATCTCGAACCCATGCACATCTTCAGTGACGTATTCACTCAGGGCCCTGGTCTTAGTATTAAACGTATATAATCGGAATGCACCAACAATCTTCACTGGATTGATTGATGCAATCTTAAACTCATTGTCTTCTTTCTTGTATTGGATCTTGGCAATCTGCTTGTCAATCGCCTTAGGTTTCTTTACTTTAGTCTGACGGACTGCTTTAGTGGCAACTTTAAGTTTATCAAGATCATCAATCATCTGTTTGCACTGATCAACCCGGTGCTTAAGTTCTTTCCGAGACATATGTCCATAAGCTTCTACACACTGTGTATCTTGCTTGTCATAAGCTGCATTATACTGAGTATAATGCCTTTCAAGGAATGGCTTTACAAACTGAACCGAAGAAGATGGTAGCAAGTGTGCTTTAAAACTGGCATATATGTCAAACGTGGCCAACTCGCCGTCGTTCCATTTATCTTCCAATACATAAAGGTCTTCAATGACTGTGTCATTCGCCTTTCGCATCTGATGGTCGCGCGGTGATAATTTGTAGACATTTTCTGGCAGCAACACTTCCTGTGCTTTTTCGCTAGCACGTGCTCTACCGCACTCCTTGAGTTCGTCAAGGTATTTGGACAGCCCATCAAGGTATGCTTGGACCTTTGGATCAATATCAAGTTTCAGTGTTACCCAATACACTACAGCAGAGAAGTGCGTATACATGGTAAAGTTATACTCTGGATTTGCTAAAATGCAGGCAGCATCTTGCTTACTGTAATTGGTTTTAATCCAAGTCTTGAGTACATCGCCAATTACCTTCTTTTCAAGGTCAAGTTGGAAATAGTACTTCATCGAACGGAAGGAATCAGTAGGCACACCACTGATTCCAAACTTAATTCTGGGTTGTATTGTTCGCTTTTTCTGTGTTGCCATTATATTCCCTTAACGTATGTGTCATTATACCACAAAAATACGTATATGTACACACTTAATTTTCATAGAATATATGATCGTCAATTCTAACGACACGGGTAAACACTTCACTCCAATGTGGTTTTACATAGTCTGCATGGTAAAATGTTGCACCATTCGATGCATCAAAGCCAAGGTAATACACCATATATGCATTCATGGCTAAACTGAGTGATTCGTTCCACGCCCTTTTATCATTAATATCATCTGGCTTTCCATCACAGTACCAAGAGAACTGACACTTATATTTGACCATAATCCCATCGCGGCGTTTACCTTGTTTAATAACAGCGCATACATTGTTCGGAAAAGCCTCTGATCTAACTCTATTTAAAACAACATGTGTGACAGCGTACTGACCCAATTGGGATTGACTTCTGGCCTCAAAATATACATTTTGAGCCAGACAAATGATTTGTTTTTGGTCTATTGGTGGTAATGCAATACCACTGGCATTTATCATTAAACCTATTAAAGCTGAAGATAGCATATTTAGTTCCTACGCATGGTGGCATAATCCTTTGCATCATCACCTCGGCCAACTGGGACCAGGTTAGATTTATGCATCGTAGCTATGCCAATGAAATAATCACCAGTGTATTGATATGTGACAACCCTAGCGGTGCTACCAGATGTAGTACCCAGACTGGGATGTGGTGGTGTTTCACGCTCGTATGCCTTAGGCGTGAGTGAAACATAAGGTGCTGGTGTCTTTTGTTTACGCTGAGACTTATGAGCACCGTGTTTCTTTAACCACTGCTCATACTCGGCCTCAGCTTCTCTCCATCCAGGCTTCTTTTTAGCCTTTACCTTTCGTGTAGGAATATTTATAAACATGCTTAGTTCCAATCGGTGTCAAATCGATTGGTATTGTAGGCTACATCACCAAACATATTAGCAGCATAACTAGACGCATCACCCCATTGATTAATATCATCTTCATCTTCCAAAGCGTCAGACTCAACCTTACGTGGGCGGCCGACACTACGCTTTGGTGCATTGATGGTCTTGATTGTTTTTAATTTTTGCGTCATAGTAAGTCTTTTCCGTATCTGTATTATTATAAGGTTTGAATTAGTTCATCCACTGCGGTTTCAAAGATTTCCTGTGATACCATATTGTACGGACCAACCCGTTGGAATATTTGTGGCAATTCATAAAGTGATAACGTTCGACCATTTGGATCAACGATCATGTGCCACATCTTACGGTTGTCATCTTCCAATTCAACCTCCGAGTCGTAGGCGTAACCTTTATAAATCATCTAGTGCAACTTTTTCTAATTTTAGAATTTCATCAATACGCAAAAGCATATTGTGCCGGCCGCCGATATGCCAGGCATATAGATTCTTTGGTACCACTTGTGACTTCCAATCATAGATGGTAGCAACCTCACCGTCATCAAACTGAATAGTCCAATGAGC